GTTTCTTGCAGCACTTCTTGTCCTTTCTCGTCTTTTGTCCAGACGTATTGTTTTCGCATTTTTTCTCCTGATGCAGAAAAGAAGGGCGTTCGCCCTTCTTCGTATCGTTTATTCATGCGGCTTGCCCTCCCATACTTTTTCTTTGTTGTTGTAGAACTCGCCGGCTTCATCGTTGAATGCTGCCAGCCTGTAGCCGATGTAGTCACCCGGTGCCTGTCCCAGAAACGTTTTCTCGTCCTTTGCCATCACGTTGCACATGCGTGCAAAGGTTGCGTTGTTCTTGCTTTCTCCGACCCATGCATAGCATCTTGCCACATTGTCCCAGATGCCATAGTACAGATGTTCCATTGTTTTTCTCCTTTCTTTTACAGCCGGATGCCACCGCGCATAGGTTTCTGGCTAAGGTTGATGGTTTTGGTTTTTCGTGCGGTTACGTTAAACATACGGCGGTCTTTTGCGCCGTTCATTGCTTTACGATGTCGTCCCATTGTTATACTCCCTTCGCATTAGCTCTAACTCAATGGCATTTACAAATCTTTTCATTTGCCAAATTTCATCTATTAGCCTTTTTGCATCCTCGATGTTTGACACTTTTCTAAGCATTTTGTAATTGCTATCAATTTCTTTGTATTTTCGTTCGAGCAGCTCTTCAATTGTTTCTTTGGTCTGGTCGCGTATATTCCATGTTTTGTGCATCATGGTTACTCCTTTTCTTTTTCGTTGACGCTATCATGCAGCGCATGATAGATTTCGTCAAGCTTTTCGAGAATCTGCATCATAAGCCGGATTGCCTGTTTGACGTCTTTAATGCTAATCAGTGCCATTGTTACACCTCCTTTCTGTTTCTGATTGCCCTAATACTATTGACTTCGCGGAACCTGTCCGTCCAGTATGCGCCGTTAGGTCATTCAGATTCCTTTTCTGTATTTGCTTTTGCGCACGTCAAAGTGCACCCAGCTTTTGTATACGATAATGCCGCATTCATCCGGGACGATTTCATTCAGTTTGTTGGCAAGTTCTTTTGCGCTCATGCCATCGACTCGGATATCTGCTGCCATACCGCGCATATGGTAGCTGTATTTTGCTCCGTTGCATTTTTTGTTCCACTCTGGTGTTCTGTATCCGCTGGTGATGATTACCGGCTTTCCTAGCTTATGCCGTAAGATATCCAGAATGGTGTATAGGTAGTCGTCTATGAATACTACTTGGCTGCCGTCTTTGCAAGCAAATTCTTTTACTTTGAAGTGTCTTGCTAGTTTTACGTTTCCGTCAGTATTTACAAGGTAGCTTTTAATGCTCATGGCCGTTTCCTCGCTTTCTGTTTTGATTATATCATTTTTTTTGTCTCTTGTCAATTGTTTTTTGGTTTGAATGGCGCTTTAGCGCCTTGCCGTGCGTAGCGTATGCGGAGCTCGGCTAATCCATTCCTTTTTAGCGCTGTGCGCGTTTTCAACACTTTCAACAGGTTTTCAACAGGTTTTCAACATAAAGTTGCACAATGCTTTTCGTCATTTTGACGAACTTTCAACATCTCAACAAGTTTTCAACAAAACTTTCAACATTGTTTTTTGCTTTTTATTTACGTCTTAGCGCTAAATTTTAGTACTTTTCAACTTTTCCACTACCTCTGCTACTACGACTACAACAAGTTATATAATATCATGCGCGCGTGCGCGCGTGCGCGTTTGCGCGCGCGTGCGCGCGTGCGCATAGCGGCAGCCCCAAGATTGGGGCGCGACGCAAGGGGCTGACTTTAGGTCAGCCCCTTTTTATTCACTGAATAGACTGATATATGGAATCTTTAGACAACGAAAGCCAAGTACCTTACTTGATAGGTACTTGGCTAGGTGACACCATGACACTGTTATAGTGTCCCCCTTTTTTTCATTTGCTTCTTTATCACTCTCTCTTTCGTTTTGCACTGCTCTGCAAAGTCTGCATTTTCGTACTTTAGTCGGTTTTCTGCTATGGCTGCTGCTTGTCTGTTCTGTTTAATTCTCCACAATCTTTGTGGGTTTTCTGCTTCCATCATTTTTTCATAATAACGTGGAATTTGTGCGTGTTTGCCGTTTGTGCATTGGATGTAGCCTTGTCTCCAGATCTCTGCTTTGTGTTCTTGATAGTAGTTATCTCCTAGGCCTGGTTTAAGACTCATACATGCAAAAGGTTTTTGTTGCCCTAGTTCGTAGTATGCGTTTGCTTTTTGACCGTCAATTTCGTACATTTTTTTCGTGACGTATCCTGCAACATATCTATAGGTTTCCGGTACTGCTTGTGCTATCTGTATTTGACCCATGCCCCATAGGTTTGTTAGCCATTTACTTGTGTAATATCCGTTGTGTTGTATCTTGTATAGATGTTTTAGGTCTGTTGGCTGCCATCCGTATAAAATCATATGGTAATGTGGCCTTGCCGTCTGTTCTCCGTATTCTCCCGCTACAAAATAGCGTAATTTGCCTCTATAAGCCTTTCTGAGGCGTTTTAAGAACTTTTGAACGTCAGTATATAGTAACGTTTGTACGCTTTCAGGGCGCTTCTCTCCCGGTTTCCAGACGTATTGTACTTTTCTCATGATTTCGCCTGTGTTTACTATCATGCCCGGTACATGGTCATCATCATAAGTTAATGTGATAAACCAAACTTCTTCTCTTGGATAGTCTCGTGCTTCTAATTCTATTCGTGTTGTCCAGTCCTCCCTTTGTCTGATTCTGCATCCGATGCATTGTCCGCATGGTATAAGCATTACCTTTGGATTGTACATCAAATCTTCATATTTTAATTTTCTGGCCGTTAACTCAGATAAGCGGGCGAGTGAATATACTCGCCCGCTTATCTCTTTGTTATCTGGGTCGTACAGCCTTATTAATGGCTTGTAACAACTCACTTTTTAATATCACCGCCTTTTCCACCGTGCGTTACTCCGGCTTTACTTTTGTGTGTTTTGCTTCCTTCTGGTACGTTTTTTTCAATTGCTTTGCTTGTGTCTTCTCCGATTTCTGTTAAGGCCTTTTGCAGTCCGTAAGGCGTCATTTGTGTAGAACTGAGCATCTGCTGCCAGCTTTGCGCTGCATTGTACCAGTCGCTTTTGCTCCAGCTGTTGCTTTCGTATGCGTTAGGTACAAATCCTCCGCTTCGGCTTACTCCTAGTGCGCTGCTGCTTGCAAGTCCCATACTTGCTCCACTGATTGTTCCTGCACTTCCTCCCGGTGTGCTTGCGCCGCCGTTTGCGAATGCTAAGATAGGGTTAAGCCCTGCTTTTTTCATGTCCTCAACGGCTCGCTGGTACGCTGTGCTTGACATGTGCTCTTGCCAGTTCCTGTTTGCTAGTGCTTCTGCGCTGTTGTAGTTCATTGCTACACTGTTTTCAATGTGGTTGTATACGCCTTGCATGATTGCTTGTAGTGTGTTATAGCCCATCTGTTTAAGCATACTTTGGCTGTTGTATTTGCCTTGCATGGCTGCTTCTTGCCCTTGGTATGCGTATGCCTGTTTTAGCCAGTCATTGACTTGCTGTACGTTGGTACTCGATTGACTTCCGCTTTCGGAGTGTCCGCCGCCTTGGCTTGTGCTGCCGCCGCTACTTTGGCTATTTCCTGTCTGTCCCCATCCGCCAAATGCTCCGGCTACGTTTTTAGCTGCTCCTGCAACGGTTCCGATTGTGTTTGCTACGTTTCCCGCTACGTTTAGTGCTGTTAAGAGTCCAGATAATCCACTCATTTAAAAATAGCCCGGGTTTTGCCCGGGCATCCTCCTTTCTTACAGTTTGTACAAGCCCGGTACGCTGTATAGTGGCATCCGTCTTGTGGTTTTGTTCGCTATGCGGATAGCGCCGAAAAATTGCGGCTCATTCTGCACGACGAGTGTGCGCGCAATTTCGGCCTTGCCTTCTTCCATCCATTCTTGTGACAGTGTTGGTACGGTTTTATAGTTGTCGGCATAATGCCAGAAGTCCAGTGTGCCTGTTGCGTTGCTTCGCATGAGGCCGCTTACCCGGTTTGGTTTCATTCGGTAGTCCGCCCAGGCTTCCTGATAGCCGAACGTTTCTTCGTCCGTTGCCTTGCCGGTCAACATGATTTCCTTTTTCTTTACGGGCTGTTCGCCTAGATTTGCAAACTGCGGTACATAGTAGTCTAGTCTGTCTTCTCTGCTCCAGAAACGTTCCAAGCCTTGCTGATAACTGCGATTGTGTCGCACACAACAGACACCAATTACAAACCCATGCTCTTCAAAAGATTTGGTAAAAGAGCTTTCGTTTATCGGCGTCACTGACATTGCACCAGTTTCGCCCAGCGGTGTTTTATCGTTATCCGCTGTCTGCACGATTTGGTTGATATTGACGTGATATCTGCCGCCGCCCAGGTATTCTGGAATCTGTACCGTTTTGTCGCTGATAGTTACATTCCACAGTGCTTGTACCTGTTCGCGGTATCGGCTGCCGCCTCGTGCGAGCGCTTCGTAGTACTGCTGTACTGCTACGGCTTTTCTCAAGTCGTTGATGGTTGCTGCGGTTACTGTGCTTAGGTCTGCGCCTAAGTATGCGTTGTTTCCGCCTTGCTTTATTACCGTATAGCTAGGTCTTACGGTTATTTCCGCTTGGTTTTGAATAGTTGAGTCCATAATTGGGCTTACTTGTTGATATTGTGGTTCTGTATAGTTGAAGTCTTTGTACCCTTTGATTGCTGCGTTGCCTCCCATTGGCAGTGCTACTGCCGGTCCGCGCTGAGGATAAGGTAGACAGCTGGTAAAGTAGTCGTGAAATTTGTTTACCGGTAAGCATCTGCCGCCTTTGATTGCTCGCTGTAAATTTCCTTCAAGGTTTCCTTCATCGTCTGTGTCTTGATATTCTACATTTTCGCTGGTGCTTTTCCATGTTGCTGCATTATCAACGTTTTCGTCTCGGAAAAACTCGTTCCATATCATGACGTATGCCCTGATGGGAAGTGCGTTGATTGAGAATGGTGCGCCAACTTTTGTTGGCACTCCCATGTAGTCCAGGATGCTGTTTTCTTTTGGCAGTCCTTCTGCTGCTGTCCCTTTTACTTCGATTTGCGGCACTTTGTAGTCCTTTGTTGGCATCCAAGGCGTGTTTTCGACTTCTCCCATAAATTGTTTGAAGTCATCCCATAAGATACGGTTAGGACAGTAGAAGTAGTAAAAATCGATGAACGCGTCATCGAAAACAGGATATTTTGGCGTTGTCATTCGGATGATTGCTGCTGTGTCTACGTTGAAGGTATCGCCCGGTAATACTTCGTCAACATAGAATGGAATCAGCTTGCCGGAATCGAACGTTGTTAAAACCGTTTGGTCACGGTTAAACCGTGTTCGACTTGCTTTTATTTCCGGAATCTGATTGAAGTGCCTTTCATTGTTTCGATTCACTCTTCTTCCTCCTTTGCTTTAGGTTCTGCTTTAGGTTCCGCTGCTGCCATTTTTTGCAGTTCTTCAAGTTTCATGGCGTTTGCTTGTGCTGTTGCAATCATGCGGTGATACTCATGGATGTTTTGCGGAAATTCGGTGATGTCCACTTCTGTTCCGTCTAACGCTCCCTGTGACAGACTTTTCATAAATTGCGGGTCAAAACTAGCTTTTCGGACGATGCTTTTGATGTCGCATTCGTCCGCATAGCTTTCAATTTCCTGCTGGATGTCTATTGGTGCTGTTTCTTGCAGCACTTCTTGTCCTTTCTCGTCTTTTGTCCAGACGTATTGTTTTCGCATTTTTTCTCCTGATG